CGTCGTGACTCTGGCCGGCCACGAGGTGCAGGAAATCGGCGAGGTGTATTTTAACGAAGACCTCGTGCTGACCGGCAGCGGCGACGGCTACGCCACGGGGAAATACGCGCCCGTGGTCAACGGTTACACCGGCTCGCTCATTCATAAGCATCTCGGAACGACCACGCAGACGGTGGACTCGACGCTGCAATCTGATTTCCCGGTGGACTGGGATTCAAATCATCGGCTGCAGGGCATCGCCTACATCTACTGTAAGCTCACGTTCTCCAACGAAATCTTTGTCGGCGGCATCCCGAACATTTCTTGCGTCGTCAAGGGCAAGAAGGTTTACAACCCCAGCACGCTCGCGACCGCTTACAGCGCAAACCCCGCGCTCTGCTTGCGTGACTACCTCACCGATGCCGATCTCGGGATGGGCATGGACACGAGCGAGATTGACGACGCCTCGGTGATCGCGGCTGCGAATGTCTGCGACGGGCAAGTCCAGATCAAGCCGAGCAGCCCGGCGACATACGAGAACCGCTACGAGTGCAACGGGCAGGCCATCACGTCCTCGACGCCCGACTCAATCATCGGGCAAATCCTCTCCTCGATGGGCGGCACGATCGCTTACAGCGGGGGGCAAGTCGTGGTCTATGCGGCAGCCTATCGCGCGCCGACGGTCACGCTCGACGAGACGCACATGGCTGGCGGATTCACCGTCTCGACTCGCCTGAGCGCGCGCGACCGCGTGAACGCAGTCAAGGGCACGTTCATTTCGTCCGAGAATCAGTGGGCGGCGGCGGACTTTCCGCAGATTACGAGCGCAACCTACTTGGCGGCGGACGATGGGATTTACCACTGGCGAGACGTCATCCTTCCGTTCACGACATCCAGCAGCGCGGCGCAGCGCATCGCACGAATCAATCTGCGGCAAGCGCGCGAGGAAATCATCTTCACCGCGAAGTTCAATCTCACCGCGATGCAGCTCCGCGCCGGCGACACGGTGAGCCTCACGAACGCAAACCTCGGCTTCTCGTCGAAGGTGTTTCAGGTCATCGCGTGGTCGCTGTCGAGTGACGGCACTCCACCGACTCCGGTAATTGAACTCCAACTACGCGAGACGGCTGCGACCGTTTACGATTGGGACGTGGCGGACGAGGTCGCGGTGGAGAGCGCACCGAACACGACGCTGCCAAATCCGTTCTCGATCGACCCGCCGACCAATCTCACGCTGACCGCAGACGGCACGACACAGTTTATTCAAGCGGACGGATCGGTCATGCCGCGAATCAAAGTGGCTTGGAGCGCGCCGACCGATCAGTTCGTGACGAGCGGGGGCAAGACCGTGATTGAATACAAGGAAGGCACGGCGACGACATACCTGACGTGGGCGACGGTGGACGGCGACCAGACGCTCGACTTCATTTCCTCGGACGTGCGAATCGGGACGAGCTACAACGTGCGGCTCTACGCGCAGAGTTTCTTTAACACGTCTTCGACCTACACGGCGGTGTCCACGACCACGCCGGTCAAGGACACCGTCGCCCCAAGCATCCCAACCGGCCTCACCGCCGTAGTCGGCACAGGCCGCGCCGTCTCGCTCGATTGGAACGACAACACCGAGCCTGACTTTTCGGAATACGGAATTTACCGCAAGACGACGGCAGTCACGCCGGCAAACGCCAACACGAGCAAAATCGCCGAGGTGCGAGCATCGCGATTCGTGGACACCGACGTGGACATCGGCACGACGTATTATTATTGGCTCAACGCTTACGACACGGTTGAGAACGTGTCAGGCTTCACCAACTACGTCCAGGCCACGCCGGTCGTCATCACCGCTGGGCCGATCGACTCTACGCCGCCAAACCAGCCCAGCGCGCCGACCTTTGTTTCGGAATCGACTTACCCAGCAACCGATGGCGGAACATTCGCGAAGATCAAAATCGCCGCTCCCGCGCTTCCTGCGGGCGCTCGCGTCAATCAAGTGCTTTACAGGGTCAGCGGCTCAACCGATTTCCTGATTGCTTGCGAATTAACAGCAGCAGGAAACGCGACAATCGACGACCTCACGGTCGGGGCGGCCTACGAATTTGCGATTCGCGCCGTGTCGTTTAGCAACGTGCGCAGCACGGTCTCGTCTACTTTGTCGAGGACCGCGCCAAGCAATACGACACCACCGGCTGCGCCAAGTGCTCTGACGTATGTCGCTGGAAATGACGCCGCGTTTCTGCGACCTCCCGAAACAAGCGCGGGAGACGTGACATTTTCGGTCCGAGTGAACTGGACTGCATCACCCACGAAAAGCGTTGTCGCATACGAGATAGTCGCCACCAATACTGATTCGGATGCAGCAGCAGATTCCGCGTTTGCGGCTGGGGCTTATTTCTCCTCACTAATAGCAGAGGAAATCATTTCGAGAGTGGTTCCCGCGACCGCATACGTTCGCGTGCGCGCAGTCGATCGTAGCGGAACTAGAAGCGCGTGGTTCGGCGATAACGTGAATCTAAATTCTCCGACGACATACTGGGGCGTCGCGGCTGGGACAATGATGAATCAGGAGGCGAACGCCGTTGCAATCAGCGGCGGCACGGCAAGCCTAACATCGGTAACGGCATCAACCGCCCGCGCCGCCTCGCTGGTCGTCGCTCCCGCCGCCGCGACGAATCCGCGCGCGCAGCTCGCGCTTTACGCAGGCAGCGACGTGAAGAACATGACGGCAGGAACGCCGACCGACACGCTTGACGTGGACATAACGAACCGTGGCTTTACGGCAAAACCCGACTGGGGGCTTATCCAGATTTATGATACGAACTACCTCGGAGTTTATGATTTTGATACGGGGTCAACGAGCACCAATGCGCGTTTCGTTCTGTTTTCGGTCGATGGCGGTAATCTTTCCACGGGAAATCGCCGTTATCATTTCATTCTCGGGAAATACACCTGACGCGCTTGATATATGAGCGCAGCGGATACAAGTATTGCCCGCGCAATTACACCCTTGCCACCGCGCCCGCAATCCGCTCTCCTCGAAGCACCATGCGGCGGCGAGGGCTGAGGCCAACCGCAAGCCCGCGAGCGGATTCACCGTTTCGCGGGCTTTCTTTTGCCCAGATTCCACATCCATCGCCGACATTTGATTCGTTTTAACTGGCGCAACTACAACGGCTTAGGGAAGCAGCGGGACAAAATACGCATTTGGTATTTACATGCGCGGGCGGATCGGAGAGAGTTTGCAGGTCGGAGGGAATTAACCCGACGATCAACTTAAATTAAAAATGAACGCTCCCACCACCTACACCGAAATCTCCCTCGAAGCCGCTGAGGCGATCTTTGGCGGCAAGCTCCCCGAATACCTCTGCAAGGAGAACAATTACGGCACACCTGCCTTTCATTACACCGCTTTCAAGGAAATCGTCGAAGCCGACGTGGCTCGCATCGCTGCTCAAAAATCCGCAAAGCTCGCAGCTCGTGCTGCCCGCGCCGCTGCCCCTGCCCGCACATTCCGCCTTGTCTCAATCGGAGATTAAAAACCCACCCCCGCAAACCACCCCGCTACCTCTTCGGAGGCGCGGGGTTTTCCGGTGCCAACCGAAGCGAATTAACGCCGAGGTGCGCAACACAACATGACGACATCAGAAATCATCAACGCCCGAAACAGAATCGCCCGCTATGCCCTCAACGGCGATACCCGATACAGCCACGAGGCAATCGGCAAGAGCGACGGCGACATCAACTCGATGAAGACGGAGACCGGAATGACGCTCGTCCATCGAGCATACAGCGACAGCGACGTCGCGGTTTATTCTGACGGCGAAAGCCACGTGCTCGTGCTTGATGCCAACGGACCCATCGCGATTCGCGTCGCAGGAGGTGCCGCGTGAGCCCCACCGCCGCCCTCACCCGAGCTCTGGTCCTCGCGCTCCTCGCGCCCGATCAACAGCGCGCCGACCGCGCCATCGCTCTCGCCGAAAGCATCGGCGCGGGCTGCACGGCGAAGCAGGTCGCCACCGCAAAACGCAACGCCTCAAAGCTCGCACGCGCATGAAACCTTGGAGCATAAATCGCAAATTCATGGTCATCGAGGCGACCGACCTCTATTTCATCGAGAGTCACAACAAGTGGTTCCCTGTTCCG